GCTTCCTTACCAATGTTCTTTACATAATATTGATTAGCAATCATCTCAGTAGTTTTGATTACTGTTTGACCTGTTAGTGTTACAGCCTCTGCATTATCAATATCATAGAATCTAAACGCAGGTAATCCTAATACACCATAAAGAGAGTTTAACATAATCTTTTGTACTAACTGCCTCTGATGGTAAAACTTATATAATTCATCATTCCCAGCCTTACCATGTTTCTTCATTAGGTTTTTATATTCAACCCTCTTACTAAACCAAACATCTAATATCTCTGGTATTACACCCACTCGGTCTTTAGTATACATCACACCATTTGAAGCCACACTAAGATTCATTTTATTTATGAAATTATTGAATTCATCAATATTCATTGATGGTAGTGTTTCTCTATTTACATCGGTAATTACATATGATTCCATTTGATTTTTCATATGTTTTTCGGCCGAGTAGTTGTGAATTTTACCCACTTTTGTTTCTGGACTTATACCTAATGTCATAATGATAGATGGGTATAGTGATGTTAAATCTAAATCATACACCCACTTGTAAAGACCAGGTTTTGGTTCTTTAACATAAGCACCTGTAAATTTATTATTCTCATCCTCTTCTCGGTTTCTTCTCAATGGTTTATTAGGTGCTACTCTACCACTCCTTCTCAAAAATGTTAAAATAGCACCCTCTAACCATTTTGATGAAAATAAAAAGTCTTCATAGAATACATGACCCGCATGACATATTGCTTGTGCTAACTGAATGAATTGTAATTTTCTATCCATATCAACAACTAACTCAACATCCACTAAGTTGTATTCAATAAACTTCTCAATATCATCTCTAAACAATTGGTCTAAGTTACCATCATACTCAATCTTACCTCTACCTAATTCTTTTCTTGCTACAGTATCCAATCTGTAATTTGGTAGTTGAGTATATGTAAAGTTTTTGTAAAGAGCAATGTAATCTAAGGCAGATACACCAGCGATAATATATCGTTTACGGTACTTATTCCAATGAACCTTACCAATTGGTGATAATCTGTTAGCTATTGTAGTGCCAAATAAAACTTTTAAACGGTTGTATAAATATGTAACATCGAAAAAATCTATGTTCCAACCTGTAATGATACTTGGTGATATTTCCTGCCAACTCGTGACAAAGGCCATCAGTAAATCCTTTTCAGTATGGAATGACCGAACCTTAGCACCCTTTATAGTTTTGTTTATTTCAGTTCCTTGACTAACAACATATACATAGTAATCATCTGTAGCTGAATCATGAAATGCAACTGATGTAATTTCGTTCTGAGCCTCTTGAATATTAGGTAGTCCACTATTCATTTCTACCTCAATATCAAAAGTCATTGTTACGTGTCCATCTGATATTTCATCTGAATCACCATATTCATCAATTAGAAATCTTGTTACCTCGTTTACATCTGATTCATACAATTTTAGATTATCTTCATTTCTCCAAAATGTTATCTTTTTTAAACGTTCACCATATATAGATTCGTAAGCCCCATTACCATCTCTGACATAGGCATACTTACGATACTTTTTTGTAAAGTATCCTTTCTTATCATCCCAAACATGGATGATGTTTTTATCTTTTTCAAAATATACGTTCTGATACATTAATTACTTAGTTTTTGATGTAGTTTACTTAACATTATATTTTCATTTTTAGAAAGTTCATTAGCTCTTTCCAATGATTGTTTTTCTTGATGGTATCTGAATGAATCGTTATTTAAGATGTTATCCAAAAAGTTAAATAAATCTTTCTTATATTTAAAAAACATACCATTCGGGTCTATCTCTTTGTAACAATCAGATTCTTGCCAAATCATCGGTGTACCATTCATCATACAATCAGTTCCACTTACAGACCACCCATAGTTTGTTTGCCGCATCTGAATACCAACCTTACAATTTTGTAATCGTTTGTAGTATTGGTGTTTCGGAACTTTTGTATTATCTACCCACCCATATGGTGATTTACCTTTTAGTTGTGGTATCCATACTACAAAATCTTGCCTATGTTTACGATATTCTTCCATTAGTTCCATAAACTTAGGATATCCTTTGTATGCTGCTGCCCGATGGTTGAACACAATGATATTTTCTTTGTTTGGGGTTTGTTCTGATACTATTTTTGATTCTTCTAACCCCAAATTCCAAACCTCTAAAATATCATCTAACCTATTCACAAAATCATCATTGAATGTTTCTTTTGCTTCTTTCAAAACCCTATTCTTTTGGTCTTGCGTATTTAGATAACAAGTATCCATTTGTGATATACCCAACAATTCTATTGGTAACCACAACCATTTAGCTTTACCGGCTCTTCTATCAATACCATTACAACATTTCATTTCCCACCAATGACAATAACCTATAATTTTTGTATCTATTGTTTTTTTGTATCTACCAACTTGAACCCAATCAGGTAGATGTGAATAGATTACATCATAATCAATATCTTTCAATAACCTTATCAATTTATCAGATGGAAATGAACGTTGATTCATCATATCACCCGGTATATCAATCTGATGTTGTTTAACATTTGGTAGGTTTAGTTTTTTGGTTACATTACCACTTGGAACTAAGATGTGCCAATAATAATCACCATATTTTTCTAAACCTTTAATGTGGTTATGGATTACATCTATAAATGAATCCTTTTCAATATTAGAAGAGTTGGTGATATTTGGTATCACCAACACTTTTCTAGAATTGTTATAATCTATAGTATCCCAAAACTGCATATTATATAGTATCCATATAGGTAAATCCCTTAAAGATAATACCAAATTTTTCAGAAATATCTCTCATATAACCATCTACTTTTGAAAGTCCCTTATTCCATTTAGCCTCCGATGATGGTTTTGGATAATGTATGATTACTCTAATTTCCTTTTTTTGTTCTTTTAGTTTTAACTTATCGTTATTTATTAATCCAAATATTATATCTTCCCATCTAAATTTTTCCGATGAAAATGTACGAATCATTGTGTTTGGATATTTTGTAAGTATTTCTTGTTTTTTTTGTTCAAGAAGTGGTTTATTCTTTGCTAATTTATACTTAATCCAAGGTGTCCCCCCTTTAGCTAAATTACCCATTTTAGCCAAATCTTCAGCTTTTTTAAGTATAGATGATATTTGAGAAGAATTAAAATTTGATTTTTTTAAGTTATCCCTATTTTCTTGGGAACGGATTGGTCTATTTTCTTCAATACTAGCTCTAGCGATTGATGTAGCCCAATCAATTGTGGTAGATTCCCACTTTCTTTTTTTATTTCTTGGATTCAATAGTAATCCAATTTGGTCTAAATCACCATTGGTTAAAGTTTTGTGAATATTGTGAGGAATTAAGTTATATTGTGAGTATAATCCATGTTTTGATTTTAGAATACCTTGAGCTGTTGTGTTTCCATCTATTAAAGCGTGCTTACCCTCTCCGTTTCTATTTTCTAATAAGGTTATTGGGTTACAATTTCTAGTATCACCAATATCATCAATCTCAGTTGCTATTTCCGTTTCTCTTTTTTCATATTCTTCAGTTCTAACTTGATATCTGTATTCATCCGATACTAATTCTCCTAATTGTTCTTTATTTATTTTATCATCCTCAACATAATAAACACCTGCGTTAACATTATCAACTATATTATGGATTTTAGATACATTTGGATGAGGATATGCTTCACCCCCATTTGTTAAATTATACCACTTATCACTTTTTCTGGCTTCATGTGATTTCAATATATCTCTTTCTTTATTTAAAATATATTCATCAGTTCCATAGTAAAGAACTCTATACTCCCATTCCATATCTAAATTCTGAAAATCTTCTTTCATTTCATCACTTTCAGATGAATGATGATACCCATCACCAACAAAACCTTTTCGTTTTCCACCATACGATTTATCTTTTGTAATGTTATAATGTTCGTAATAAAAAGCTTCGTAATTAGGTGGAGCTTCTTTGATATCTGTATTTACTACATTTGCCATTTGATTTGTTTTAAGTTTTAATGTTTTACAAATATACGAAATATTTTTTAAACTACCAAAAATTTACTTTATTTTCTGATTCGATAGTTTCATAATGTTCTATCTTTGGTAAATAATCTTCTAAGTTCTTTGGATAAGGATAAACTTTGTGCTTCAATTTTGATTTTAACTTCTTAGTTTCTCCTTTAGTTTGACCTAATATCTGAATGTATCTATTTTTAGGTGCTTCTTTCTTTCTCCAAAATTCAGAATATCCATCCTTACCTATACCCAATTTTAGCTTTTCTAAATTATGCGAACCCCATTTTGAAAATACAGTTCTTGAATGTATCCAATTATAAGGGTCTTTAGTTAATGATATACCAAAGTTTGGCATCAGTTGTATTTGTGATGTATCTTGGAATAACCAATTCGTTGCTTGATAGATTCTTCCAAGATGTCCTTGTTCTGAATCAGAATAAGAAATCAACATCTTTATTTTTGGAGCGTTTTTTTTCAACCACTTGAAACTCTGACCCATTACATATGATTCTATATTTGAACCATAACCATCGTGTATAAACAATCGTGTTAGTTCTAAACACTCATCCTTTTCCAAACCATCAATAACAGACTTCACTGCCGACCTACCAACAGGATATCCATATATAATACACCCTATCAACTTATCTGAATTACCTAATACATCTACGTTATCAGTTTTGTAGTAAACACCCAAAGCGTATCTACACATTGTCCAAGCATGCGAATAATGATACTTAATTATCATATCCTTTGCTATCGGTTTTGCTATTGGTGCTATATGCACTTTAGATATATCACAATAATGTTTACCTAATTCTTTCATTATTGATATTTATCAAATTCACCAAATAAAATATGAGTCCATGTCTGATTGTTAACTATCTTACGAATGTTAGATGTAGATACCCCATTGTTTTTAGCAAGAACTCGTATGTTTCTATGTCCGATATGCCACAACTTTCTAATGGTTCTAACCTGCTTCTCAGTAAGTTTATGTTGTGGGTGTAATTCACCTTTCAAACCCATACGTCTATAACTTTTTTTCAATATACAAAACTTTTTTGAATTATCCAAATTTATCCATCACAAGATAAACACTCTGGATTCATTGCCTGTGATGCTATATCACCACGTAGAACAGATTCAGTTCTCATGTAGTAAAGTGTTTTTATACCTCGTTTCCAAGCTTCCATATGAACTTGATTCATCCATTTTGGTGTAACTTGAGCAGGAAATGCTAGATTAAGTGATACTGATTGGTCGATGTATTGTTGCCGTACACCTGCCTGTTTTACTAACTCTAATTGATTAATCTCTTTGAATGTTTTAAATACATCCTTTACCTTATCACATTTAGTAGCATCAACTAAAATAGAATCTATTTTAGATGCATCTTCATCACTAATATCAATAAGTTTCCCATTATGATACACCCAATTATCTAACTCTTTGATATCTTGAACAGAACCACCATCAGCTAATATTTTATCCCAAGTATCTTTGTTGTTAATTCCAACTTTTCTTAGAACTTTTATCAACTCTTTATTTTTCCTAATGAAAGTACCCTTTGATGTTTGTTCAGTAAATACATTTGCCGCCCAAGGTTCAATGCCTGGTGATACATTTCCTGCTAACTTTGAGTTAGATACAGTTGGAGCGATAGCCCTCAGATGTGAGTTTCTATATCCACTACCAACACACCAAAGTGGTTCACCATACTCTTCAGCCATATCCATACTCGCCTGTTGTGATTCTATTTTCATTTGTGAAAATATTTTACGAGTTTCAAATTGTGCTAATAATGAATCAAATGCGATTCCTTTTTGTTGTAGATATGTATGCCACCCAAGTACACCCAATCCAAGTGCTCTACCTTTTTCAGCTGAACGTATTGAGTTTTCAAAACCTCTCATATGTTTTGCCTTTTGGATGAACTCTTCCAATACACCATCTAAAAAATAAGTGGCTGTATATATTAAATCTGTATCTTTCCAATCATCATACTTAGATATATTTAATGATGAAAGACAACATACGAATGAGTGGTTTTCATCTGTATGTAGTGCTATTTCAGAGCAGATATTAGTCATATAGACTTTTAACCCATTTTTCTTATATGGTTCTGGATTCTGTTTATTGACATTACCCTTATACATGATATAAGGTTCACCTGTTGCCTTTCTTTTCTGTAATACCTTTGTCCACCTTCTACGAGCTTCTCTATCACCCATTTCAAGTTTTCTCATAAACTTATCACCTATTATAACACATTGGTGTAAATTTAAACATTGTCTATTTACATCACCTTTCGGTTCTCTAATCTCTAACCAATCATCAAAATCATCGTGTTCAATATTTAGGTTTACACTAGCGGCACCTCGTCTTACAGCCCCTTGATTTGTAGCAAGGATTGTAGAATCATAAATCTTAGCGAATGGTACAACACCATCTGATGTACCGTTTTGACTGATATTAGAACCTGCGGGTCTAATCATGTTAATACCAACACCAACACCACCACCATGTTTAGCAAGTAACATCATCTCTAAGTTCTTAGTTCCAATATCTTGAATTGAATCAGCCACATCAATACCAAAGCAACTTATTGGTAACCCTCTATCTGTACCTGTGTTTGATAGTACAGGTGTGGCTAAACACAACCAACCCCTCCAAATATAATCAAAAAACTTAGAAGCCATCTGTGGTTTATTTAAACGTCTAGCTACAGTCGTTGATACTCTCCAATACGCATCCTTTGGTGTTTCACCTGATAAAAGATATCCGTTTGATATTGTTTTAATGTAGATTTCATTACATCCCCATTCAGGTATATCAACACCTCGTTTCCAATTTAACTCATCTAATAATTTTTGCATTCTCTAATTGTCCTTTATAAAGATACCATTAATTGTTTTACCTTTTCTATTTTTAATTTCATTCCAAGCAGATTCTAAACATTCACTTGGTTCAAATCCACATTGTGATGCTAATATGATTAGTGTTACAAATGAATCACCAATACCATCTTTCAATTCAACCTCATCATTTTTAGCTAATGCACCTGCGGTTTCACCAACTTCTTCCATAACCTTTAACATCTGTTTACTTGAATTTTCAGGTTTTAAAATACCCTTTTCAGATGCCCATTCTAAAACATTACTTACTAACTCATCAAAATTCATAACTTATTGTTTTTATAATTTAAAATATATCATCCCAATCATCACCTTCACCTGCTTTACTATAATCAGTAGGTCTTAACGCGAAGAAATCAGTATGTGTTACACCACCAGTCAAATGGTAGAACCAATCAAGATTTTCTGATGACTTTTCATCGTATTCAAAATAATCATCACCACCTGCAAATGGATTATACCCCAACTCACCTAACTTTTCATTAACTCTCTTTATGATAAAGTTTTTCAAATCGTATTTCTTTAAATTTTCCAAATCACCCATTTCAAACATTTTATCTATGAAATTATGCTCTAACTCAATAATAAGTTTCGCCGCAGTGTAAACGTGTGGTTTTACATTCTCTTTTAAATCTGTGTACTCTTGACACATATGTCTGAATAATTGACATCCCATCTTAGAATGTAGTGATTCATCCCTAACAGACCATTTCATCTGTTGACCAATACCTTTTAGTAAGTTCCTAAGTTGGAACGAATATAATACAGCAAATGAACTGTATAACGATACACCCTCTGCAAACGCTGAGAATATGGCTAATGAACGTGCCACCTCCTTTCTAGCCTCAGCTGATTTTTCTAAATCCTCATGGGTATATTCTGCGTTAGTCTGTGTTAACAGTTCAAACTTTTCAGCTATAGCAGGTTCATGTAAGAAAGCCTCAAAATCCTCTAAACCTAATGTTTCATTTAGGTATGAATATGCCGTTGCGTGAATGGTTTCTTGTGAACCAAACATCATAGCCATTTGTTTTATCTCATGTTTAGGAAACCATTTAGTTACCATCGTAGTCCAATAATCTGATACCGCACATTCTGTTTGAGCGAATCCTAATAGTATGTTACCAACTAAGTTTTTTTCTGAATCACTTAGATTTTCTTTCCAATCTTTTACATCACCTTGCATAGGTATTTCAGTATGTAACCAAAATGCCTGTGCTTGTTTTAACCAACCTTCTGTGTAATATATTGGAAATTCAAATGGTTTAAATGGGATTCTTTCTTTAAATAGTTCTGCCATTATTATTCCTTTTTGTATTTTTTTTATGATAGGTGTTTATAAATACTGATTAAAAACTTATATCACCTTTGAATTCGTTATATTTCGATAATAAATTTTTTCTTACTAAACTCTCCCCTTTATTCATATCGTTTTGGGTTTGTTTACCATTAGCCGATTGTGAAGAATATATCTGAATTACACCCGTTGACATATTGGCTTTTGATGGTAGAGTCATTCCATCAGGCCCGAATCTATTCTTGATAACGTGCCATCTACCCGTTCCTGCTAACTTGTCCTCA